TTCGCCGGGTCGATACCATCAAAGCCTTTTAAGGTTTCTTCTGCTGTCTCAGCACGTTCTTTCCAGTCATCACGTTCTCCCTCGACTTTTGACAGAGTTTTCGCTACTTCTTTCGCATTTTTGTAATGCTCAGAGAGTGCTTTCTTAACATCTGCCTGCTTGTCCTCCGGGATCTCAATTCCAAATGATTTTAATGTGTCAATAAGTTTCTGCATATATCCTCCTGGCCGTTTTTATTGACCTGCCGCCGCAGGTATGGATTAAGCCAGTTAGACCACTGGCAAGGTAATCGGAATGGCAGGAATCGAACCTGCGGCACATAGCTTATAAGGCTACTGCTCTACCACTGAGCTACATTCCATTAACCCGGATTCCCTGGTTAGCAAGGTATTTATCGTGTTATGCCTGCCACTATCCGACTTTCACGGAGATGTTGTTTCATTTACAAAGAGGTGTTACCAGTCAGTCAAACCGGCTAATGAATATGCCGGAAATTGCATCCGCTTTTCAACCTCCAGATTCCGCTCGAATCTGTTTCTCTTAAGGACATATTCACAAAGAAAGGAGGACATGAAACGAAAAAGAAAGCAAAAACTTCTAATCAGCAAGCCCTACAAGGTTCACCATGCCTTGCAAGATTATAGTATCACATTTTTTTTAAAAAGTTGTCCCCACATTTGCAAGAGTCAAAGCATACTTCTCAGTTTTTCAACGTATCTTTTAACAAGATCACGCTCTTCCCGGCACTCTGCATCCTTGGACATATCGCTCATTTCTGTAGTAAGTTCGTCAAGATGTTCTTCCAGAGCGGCAAGCATCTTCCTCTTGCAGTCCTCAGACTTTCCAGAACGATAATTCTGTTTCTGTGTCATATAGTCACTGTAAGTGTCTCGTCCATCAGATCGGCTATAATTTCCTCTTCCGGTTCCGTAGTCGCGACTTTCATCACCGTAAGAGGTGCCACGATCATAATCTGGGTACATCATTCTTCCATCACTGCGGCTGTATCTCCCCATGCCGCCACGTTTTCTTCCGCGCTCGCTGTAATCGTCATTGTATCCGCTACGCATTTCATCAAGGACGGCGTTGTAATACTCCACCTTTTTGTCCCAGTACTGCGTATTTTTTATATCTTTGTACATATCAATCAACTTATATGTCATTTCCAGATTTCCAGTGGTCAGTCCACTGTCAGCAATTTTGGACAGTTCATCTTCGATTCTTGCGCATAAGTCTTTAATATCTCTCATAATCACACCTCCTACGCTTCTCTGGTTGCGACAATGTTTGCGTTCGCAACAGAAACAGCCTGATCGCTTGTATTTTCTACTGCGATATTAACACAGCATCCGCGAGGCACGTCAATATAAATACCAGAGGACACATTATTATACTGATCTACTGCTGCCGGTGTGGAAATCATCTGAGAAGAAAGAACCGGCTCACCAGAGATTGCAATAGCCAGAGAAATAGCTCCGACAGTACCGCCTGTTGGAATCGCGATATTACCGGAAAAATCCACGAAAAATCTCGCTTTACACTGGTTAGTAAGTCCTCTTAGCGTAATAATTCCGCTTCCCTCTCTGTGCTGAATGCAGTTAGAGCCTTTAACTGCTGTGTTTGAAAATACTACGTTTCCATTTGCTGCTACGGTCTGAGCAGCTATATTTGTAAATTCTGCCATAATTTTTACCCCTTTCATATCACAAAAGGACAGGTCTCAGCCTGCCCCTCTGTGTAATACGGCATAAGCCGACATAATCATAAAGATTAAGATACTACTTATTTACTTTTTAAATATTCCGGTATATTCATTCTTGGAAGCTGATGTTTCCCTGCGGACTCTTTTCCGAAAAGGCATTCTTCCGGCGTCCATCCCGCCCGATATCTATAACTAAGAACTTCTTTTCCAACACCAAGTTCTTTTGACCACTGCGACAATGTTTGCTTTTTCCCGCCATATTCAATAAACGAATTATTACGCTTATTACTCGCCTGTTCTTCCATCGGTATCCATTTACAATTTGATGGTTCGTAATTCCCATTTACGTCTATTCTTTCAAGCGTAAGCCCTTCTGAATATCCGTTTAAATACGCCCATTCTCTAAAGTTCCAAAAATCAAGCCATTCATCACACATTTTTATTCCTCTTCCGCCATAATTTTTATAGCTGGGAGTATTTTTATTGTAACATCTTGATTTTATGGAACTCCACTTTTTATAAAATTTCCCCGTAGATTCTCCATGACAAGACCTTGTTTTTTTTGCATAATAGCTTCTAAGACATCCACAAGAAGTACTTGTACCTCTTTCAAGATTATATTGATAGCATTCAACATATTTTCCGCATTCGCAGCGGCAAAGCCATAATGCGCTTCTATTTTTTTTGCCTACTATTTTTATAACCTTTAAATTTCCAAATACCATACCTGTTAAGTCTTTGGCTTTATGCCTACAGCCGCAACTCGTTGTGTGTCCGTTTCTTAAACTTTTTCCACTTTTCACTACGATTTTCCCGCAATCACATTTACATTTCCAAGAATGATAGCCTTTTTCGCTCTTTCCTGCGTATTCTAACACTGTAAGCATGCCAAATTTTTCACCAGATAAATCTTTTATTGCCATGTACCTAACCTCCTTTTTTTATATTGTATCAGAAATTAGGTACATAACCAATTCTAATTTTTCTGTCAGAAAAAATTAACAATTGCAATTTCCATTACATCCACATCCAGAATATGGGTATGGAGCTGGGACTGCGTAGGACGGCACAGGCATAGGACTTATTCTGCGAATCAGTTCTGCCGTCTGTGCTTCCTGATTTGCCGCAATGTAAGCATTCTGCGCAGACTGAGAAGCAGCAAGCTCAAGTTTCTGAACTTTATCTCTTAAATCTGCGTTTTCTTTTGCACACAGGTAATCAAGAACCGCTCTGGTTCCAGCATTCTGATTGTCAATGATATCTCTTGTGTTGCTGTTCATGGTGTTCTGCAATGCACAGGTATTCTGTGCCATGTTGTAGTTTATGCCCTGGATTGCTTCTCTGGTTTCGCAGCAGCAGTTTGCAAGCTGTGCCTGGAGTGCATTGGCATTCTGCATATTTGCTACAGTGTCAGCGTTAATAGCCTGCTGGATGCCGAAGCCAGTCTGCATGATGTTGGTGTTGATTCCATTAAATCCGGTAAGCATACCGTTGTTCATGGCATAGAATCCATCACAGAGACCGTTGTTGATTCCGTCAAGTTTGCTGATTACTGCGGAATTGTCGAATCCTCTCTGAATATCTGCCTGAGTAGCTGCTGTGGCTGTATATCCACCGCCGTTGCCGTTATTGCCCCATCCGTTGTTTCCCCATCCGAAGAAAGCAAAAATGAATAAAACAATAATCCACCAGCTACCATCTCCACCAAACATGCCGTCATTATTTCTACCGTTTCCAGTAGCAGCGGCAATATCTGCTAAGCTATAATTTCCATCCATAATATAATCTCCTTTTTGTGTATTTACATCAATCTGGCCAGATTGTAATGTACTATTTCATTCCTTTCAACATGTGCTGGAATTGTCCTGCCATCTGTTGAACTTGATTAAGTTGCTGTTGGGAAATCTTCCCAGACTGTAACATCTTCTCAACTTCCACTTTCGGGTCTCCCTTAAAATTCTGTTTAAACTGCATAAACTGCTGCATCATCTGCATTGGTCCGTTACCCTGTGGCATCCCACCGCCAAGTGCGTTAAATAATGGATTACTCATCTGCATTTCCTCCCTTGATCGCTGATTCCTGTACGGTATTAGTCCTAACAGGTTCAGAAAATGAATTTAATCGGTTTATGATAGCTTCGTATTTGCCCTTTAAATCGTCATATTCCTGTCTGGTGACATATTTACTGTCCATGTTCTGAACAGGCTGTTTAGGCGGCATCTGAGAGCCTATCTCGTGGTATTCAAATGTTCGCAGTGGCTGCGGCATGCCGGATACATCTGTGGATTTTATGTAGAACTTTTCGCTCTCACTGTCCATCAGTAAAACACTTGTCCCGGGTGCTACCAGATAGGATTTTGCGCCTACTTCGCCGGATACCCACAGGATACCGCTATTATTCTGCTGTGGTTGCTGTACTGGTTGAGCTGGAATCTGGACAGGCTGTTGCTGAAACTGATTCATCTGCCCCGGAACACCAAAACTATATTGATAAGGATTGTTATATAATGCCATCTTATACACCACCTTTCTGATTATATTTTTGCACAGAAATATTAATCTAAGAAGTTCAAAAAAGTATTGACATATCACTCATCGGGTGGTATTCTAATATCAGAAAGAGGAAATATGATATTATTAAGACAGTTAAAGAAAAACAACCACACAGACCCAGGAGGGCGGACAGGAGGAAAAAATGATAAAATATGATTTGGTGAAAAGAACGGCAGAATTTAATCGCAAAAATAGAAAGGAGATTAAAGAAGGATGTACGGCGTTAGATCCTTCTCCTGAATATATAAAAACATTTGATGCTTTGGAAGAAGCGAAAAAAGAGCTTGCCAAGTATCAAACAAGTATTAGCAAATTCAAAACCGGTATGACATTTTATGAGGTTACAGAATACGTGATTGAAGAAAATAAATTCGAGTATGACGATGATGAAAAAAAGCTCGTACATACGAGCTTTATAGACACATTAGAAACTACTTCAATGGAAATCAAAGTTGTTGAAAAACCCAGCTATGAAACAATTGGTGTTTATTCTAGCCTGGAAGAGGCGGAAGAGGCAGCAAACGAGTATGACGGAGACGGAGAGCCCTATATAATACTTTAAAAAAATAAGTCAGAAACACAGGACGGAGTTTTACGTCTTGGAAAACGTCAACCCGGACGAATACGCTCCAGATCATTGCGACGGGGACATTATAAAACGTTGGAAGTAAGAAAGGAAGAATGAAATATGGACATCAAGGAGATTCGTTTGATTTCCGGATTAAGTCAGCAAGCTTTTTCCGATAAGTACAAAATTCCCAAAAGAAGCATAGAGAACTGGGAGAGTGGAAAGCGAACTCCGCCAGAATATGTTATTAGTTTGCTTGAGAGAGCTGTGAAAGAAGATATTAAAAAATAGAAGAATAATAAAAGGAGGTGAAAAAGAATGTATGATGAATATACAATTGGAATTCTTTCCGAATATGCGTATTGCATCCAGCTGGGGCATGATATGCATATCGGAGATACCTATCCGATTAGAAAACTTTGGAATGGAAAAGGAAATATTTCTGAAATTTTGAGAAGTGGAAAAATCTCAGTACAGGACGAAGATGGAGAAGAATATGTATTATTTTTTGAAATAATAAAGAAAAAATCTCAAATATTAAAAACAACCGTAAGAATAATTGACGCTGACTAATGGTTGGAATGAAGAAAAAGTAAAGCTCCAGAAAATTAATCCTGGGGCTTTTATCGTATCAGCATACTTTAATTATTTTATTGTTCACCCGGCGGCTCAATCGTTTCGCCGTGGATATACTCACATTCATTTGTTCAGCGCAGTATTCAAGCGTGTATTCTTTACATCTCAACCGAAACAATCTTTCTTCGTCCGGCGTGAAATTACACTCTACTAAGAATCTGTCTATATCTTTCTTTGTAAACACATATAATTTCATGAGCATACCTCTTATTAATGCAATTAACGCTGATTCTGTGCAAGATAATTTGTAAGCTTCTGTTTTGTTTTTTTTAATTCCTCGACGTTGTCTCCGTTAATCTGACTGTCTAGCATGGTTGACAAGGCCTCCAGGATAAGGGAATCTCTCTCAGCTATTCTCTTTAACGTTTCAAAATCTCTTTTATCATGGTCTTCCAGGATTTCCACTCGCTTATTAAGCCTGAATGCCGGAGCAATCCATTTAAAAATAACAGCTGCTGCCCCTCCAACAATTGATACCCCTCCACAAATTGAAAGAAAAAATTGGATAAATTCCTGTATGCTCATTTTTATAAGCTCCTTTCCCAGTAATATACCGGGACCTCATTACCGCTATCCCATGTATCATAATATTTTCCGTCTTGTACCGTCACCACATGGCCATCTATGCAGAGAATGTACGTGCCGGTCGGATGATCTGAACAGAAGTCATTTACTGTATAAATATACCTCTCCGATTGCTCCACTAGCTTTCTATGGAATCCTTGCTTTGCCAGGTATGAACCCCATACAAAATTTGCACTCGGCATATCTGATAAGGCACACGCTTGTACCATCAATCCGATAAACGCCGTTTCCCAGTCAAGGTCTAAAGCCTTACATATTGCCCGGACAGCACAGTCGCCTACGCGCTGTCCTCTTACCGGATTTGGATTGAAATACACCCATCTATCCATAGTTACCTCACTTTGCTCTCATAAATCTTTTTGCCCCGGCATTTGCCCTGGACTGCTGCTTATATCCAAAGTCTGCTACCTTGTTGCGGTAATATTGTGCTGCAAGATTGTTTTCCTCACAGAATTTATTATACTCCTTATTCTGTTCAGTCAGCTTAAAAGCCATTCGATCATATTCTGATCTAAGTTTTTCTTTTTCAGAGTCTGGTACATCGTCTGAGTTGATTTCTTCGTTCTTCATTATCAGCTGGCGTTTAGTCGCTCTAATAGAACGTTCCATTGCTCGCTGCTTCTGTGTATCTTCATAGATCTTTTTATTCTCTTCAGAATCAATCTTGTGTTCATCCGCCCAGGGATTCCGTAATCCTTTCGCCCATGGTTGGTGACTATGCTTGCAATTCCACCCATGCAGTCCGTGCGGATCCACAACGGTTCCTTGTCCGGTTTTCGGACTTATATCATATCCGGTACTCTCCAAAAGATTAGGATATCCAGGTTCCGATCCAACTATTGAATAAGGTTTTCCCTGCCAGGACGAATGATCTCCGCAAGGTGGCTGTCCTTTCTGTGCTGTTCTGGCTCCAAGATGGGCCGATACAAGGACATAATTTGTCTTCGCCTGCACAATATACTGATTAGTGATCTGCGTCGCTGTCTGGTTCATCGACGTTACCACGCAGCACCTCACAGCTGCTTCAAGGGTTCTTTTTGCGCCGCTTGTTGGATAATCCACCATAATTCCTTTTTTGGCATAATTGTCCAACACATCACAAATTGCATAGGTGTAAGATTGCACACCGGAAGTAACACGAATTTCGGCTTTATCCAGCAGATTAATCAGATCACGCTGAGATTGATTTATGGTAGTCCTACTCAGGTTGCTAAGCTCTCCCAATGTTTTTTTGAATTCTGCATCCATCACCGCTATGACTTCTGGATTCTCCAATGGTGGACTTATACTCTCATCAATCCCTAAAAGAATATCTTTATCATTATCCCAGGACGTCATCACGGCATTTTGCAGGATTCGTCTAAGCTCTGGCTGTGTCATTTTTGTAAGCTTCTGCAGTTTCTGTTCAATGGCGGACCGGCTTTCTCCCATTTGCGTGAGTTTCCAGATAAGCCGATCAGCTGTGGCAGTCATGCCACCTGTTTGGAGAATACGCCTGGAAATGTCCGTCATTATAAAATCTTCCAATTTCTGATAGATCGAAAGGATCCTTTTTTCTTTTCCGTGGAAATACTCTGGTGGAAGCATTATTTACCACCTGCCGTTTCTTTTACAAGCCGCACCCAATCGGATAGATGTTCCTGCTTAGCACGCTCAAACCAATGGTCGGACGTCCCTGGTGTATGATATTGTAATCTTCTCCCTGTTGGTGATTTTTTAGGTGGAGATGTCCATCCAATAATATTGCCTTGTGCATCCTTGAGCGTAATATTCGGTCCGTATACCTCGCCCGCGTACAGATAATGAGCGTAAGGAGTATTGTATTCAATCTCTCCGCCATCAATTCCCTGCGGATATCTTACGCTACTTCTCAATGCTCCTTGCTGAAAAGGTACATAAGGCTCGCAGTCCGCTACAATCTGCATATTCAGTTTCGTTTGTGCTTCTTTCAAATTGCCATCAATCCGCTTTGTATCGAATTTGATATGTACATTTCCAACATGATTATTGATCTTCATAGGCTATTCATCCCCAAATAATCCGCTTGCTTTGTTTTCCGCATTTGCTTCTTCTGCGAGAGCTTTCGCATCCTCTTCACTGAATCCTTCAAATTTTACCAAGTAGTACCAGAACGGAACTCTTCCGGTGTTTACATAGCCGAGCCAAGTCTGTTTATCTTCTGCAAATGAGTATGTGATGTCTCCGAAATCATAATTAACTTCATAAGCTCCTACCGGTGCAAGTCCGTATAGATCAGCATGGACATTTAACGCATAGATTACTTGATCCAAACAGGATTCCAGCTTATCCCTTACATCCTTGATAAACTGTATTGTCCTCTGCTGTTCTGCTTCTACTCCTGTTGCTGTCTGAATGCCGCTAGATTCGTTGAAAACAAAGTATCCGTTAGAGAATCCAATTTTATATCCTATCTGGCTTAAAAGGGCATTTATGCCAACCATACGGATATCTGTGTTGAGAATCGGATTGATTTCTTGATAGAACTCTTTTTCGTCCTGTCCGAATACATTTTTTACATAATCCGGCAAGCTCATTTCTGAACATCTATGCTCCATTGCCTGTGGTGTCATAGCGGAGACAGGTGAACCACTCGGCATCAACAATCTGTCATCTGCTAGAACAGTCCGCTTAGAATCAAGGATTTCTTTTGCATTTCGGCTGTATGCAATGTCCAGGTCTTTTAATTCTTCTATAGCTTCCGCAAATATCGGAAGTCCCAGTGGCGTGCTAATATCCACATTGTTAGCCTGCGGTGTCCGCAGTACTCCGTACAATGGTCCGTCCAGTTTCTCACCGTTTGCTTTGAGAATCGGCGGTGTATCTGCCATAAGATCAGCCCATTTAGTCTGTTTAAGGTCAATCTTATCACCGATGCTCTGAGGGGATTTCGATACATAAGCCCTGTTTGATACATAGTACGGATAGGTTGTCACTCCGTCCACGGTGGTCTCGACAAATCTATGATATTCGAGCCTTGTGTAGTATTTTCGTCCAACCGTATAAGAGTCCTTGAATATAATCCCTTTAATCTCCTGATTGTCGTAATCCACAATCATCACATCTGCTTGAGTAAATACGTCAAGGCTCTCCCCATTCGGCTTAATGAATACCGTTCCATAAGCACAGCCGTATTCCACCCAGTTCCGGATCTGGAAATACACCTTGTCAATCTGCTCCTGTAGCCACGTAGCCCTTGCAGAACCATCAATCTGAATGCCGATTGCCAATGTTGCGAGCCGTGCTGTTTCTGAGCAGACGGATTTTGCAAAATTAATCGTCTTGATGTTATTCTTATCATCTAACCATTCCGGTACTCCCCTGTAAATGTTCGCGCACCGGTTGATCAGTGATTCCATCTCTGGGAATTCTGCTGCCTGGATATTGAAATCCTCTTCGGCTTGCTTTTTAAAAATCATATTAAACCACCTTTTTAATGTTTTTATTAGTCCCATTTAATCTACCTTTTAAAATCCATCCATCTTACAGAAGTATCTCGCACAATAATGTCTTCATATTCTACAACTTTTAAGATTTCGCTAATGTCAGATGATCCATATATTTTTAAACCGATGCTTAAGAATTTATTTATTTTATCTGAAAAGTACCTATCTAACATTTTATGCACTGTACCCCCTCCTGTTAAATAACGGCTCATAAGCGTACCTAAGTGCTGAGATTGCGTGGTCGTTTCCATCAGGATAACCACTTATTACGTTTCCTTCTTTGTCCCGATCGTACTCATATTCTGTGATTTCCTTGTATGCGTTCGGTGTACGCTTCGGGTCAATGACTATGGT